ACTTGACACACTGCCGGATAAGCTAAGAAAAGCGTATCGTGAGGGCGATTGGAATATATTCGAAGGTCAAGTGTTTGAAGAGTTTCGGACGGATATTCACGTTGTTGAACCGTTTGAAATTCCGAAAAGCTGGCAGCGCGGACGGTCTATGGATTGGGGATACAGCAAGCCGTATGCGGTATACGAATATGCAGTTGATTATGACGGTGTTGTTTATGTAATCAACGAATGGTATGGCTGCAAGCCGGGAACAGTTAACACGGGTACGCAGGAAACGGCGCGGGAAGTAGCGCAGAAGATTAAACATTTGGGCAGTGAGTTCGGTATTGCGGATCCGGCAATTTGGCAGAAAACAGGACATGACGGGCCGTCGATTGCGGAAGTTTTCGCGGCGGAAGGCGTACCGTGGTATCCGGCGGATAATGACAGATTGGCAGGGAAAATGCAGGTACATCTAAGGCTGAAAGAACGAAAGTTCAAGATATTCAAGACGTGTTATCACTTGATTCGGACGCTTCCTGCGCTAACATACGATAAACACAAGGTTGAAGATGTAGATACACAGCAAGAAGACCATAGTTACGACAGCGTCAGATATTACCTGATGAGCCGTCCGATTCAGCCGGTGAAAGCAGAAAAGCCATTCAATGATGGCTACAGATATGAAGATGAGGAAGGAGATGAACCGACGGCGTGGGGAGTGTAATGAGCGACAGGGCATTAAGAGATTATGCTTATAGAATGCTTAAATCAGAGTACGGTGAACATATAGAGAACGGGATTTTAATTCCGGCAAAGAAAAGCGATGAAGAGTTGGCAGCGTTCGCAGCTCAGATGCCGGAATGGCAGCTTGAACAGATGTATGGAATGATGTTTAAAGGAGAACTTGTCGAATGAGTTTTGATTTATCCGAAGCGCGAAATAATGTAAAAAGGGCACTGCAGCTAACAAGTGAATGGCGCAAAAGTGCAAAAGAAGATTATGATTTCATGCGCGGTAAGCAGTGGACAGATGCGGACCTGAAAGTAATGAAACAGAAATCCCGTCCGGTTATTACAATTAACCGGATACGCCCTGTTATTAATTTGCTTTCAGGCTATGCGGCGCAGAATGAGACGGAACCTGATTTCCTGCCGCGGTCAGAAGAAGATGATCGCGTAGCACGTGTGGCCAAAGGTATTACAAAGTACACTTTTGACAAGACGAATTATCAGAGCGTTAAGAAAAAGGCATTCAAAGACGCGGTTATATGTGGTGTAGGAAATTATTGGGTCAGTTATGAATTTGATTACGCCCGGATGGATGGTCGGATACAGATCAAAAACGTCAGCCCGTTCGATGTATTTGTGGATCCGGAATGCAAAGAAGATGATTTATCCGACGCTTTCTACTGCGGGCGTTATAGCTGGGAAAGTCCGGATAAATTGAAGCAAATATATGCGGACAAAGCAGATGAAATTGCCATGCTCACGCATAAATACGATGACAGCGAATTGGAGACGGTCGATACGGAGCCGCTCTGGTATTCGCGGGATTTAAAGAAATTAAGGGTCGTTCAATATTGGTACAAAGAGTACACGCGGAAGAAAATTTTCTCTGCAGATGGAATGATCGTCGATGAATCGCAGCCGGATTTATATTCGGCTTTTTTAATGTCCGGAGCGGAACCGGAAGAAATTCCGGTTACAAAAATCAGATACGCGACATTCTGCGGGGAAGTGTTACTTGAAGAGGGAGAAAGTCCTTATAAGCACAATCAATTTCCACTTGTGCGGCAGTATTGCTACTTATCAGGTTACGGTGAGGATGTGGATGACGGACTGGAACCGGCGGGGATTGTACGGGATTTAAAAGACGCACAGCGCGAACTCAACAAGAACCGCAGCCAGCGTATGCATATCGTCAATCAGCAGTCGCTCGGTGTTCGCTTTTGGACTGGACCGCAGTTTGACGAAAAAGAGAAACGGGATATTCGGAATTTGTCTACAACGCCGGGCGCGAATATTTTCTTAAAGCCGGGTGTGACATTTACCGATGGGCTTCCGTCCGCGCAGTCTGTCAATAATATAGAGCTTGAAAACCGCTCAAGCAGTGACTTCTATACGATTTCGGGGATTACGCCGGAGAGCCTATCCGGAAGTATCGGTGCGATGAGTGGGAAGGCGATTGATTTAAGACAGTCAGTCACCACGGTGCAGACAGCGGAAATATTCGACAAAGCGAAAGAAGCTGAGTTGCAGATCGTCAAACTTCTGTGGGGTGACACATACACGCCGGGACTAATCCCGCAGTTTTATAACAAAGATAAAGTTATGCGGATTCTCGGTGAAGACGGCAAGAAAGAATTTGTGCAGATACAGCCGGGGCTGGGGCAGGCAATGCAGGAACAGCAGGCGGTAGATCAGAACGGTATGCCGGTAACAGATGAAAACGGCGACCCGATAACTAAGGTACTGTATGATTTATCCGCTTTTGATTTCGACATTGTGATCACAACATCGCAGGCAAGCGCTACCGCACGGCGGGCGAATTTGTATCAGCTGCTTGAGGCGAAGAAAGCGGGTGTTGACATACCGATGGACATTATTCTTGATTTCATGGATTTCCCGGAAAAGGAAACCGTCAAGAAGCGGATGCAGCAGGTTGCCGAACAGCCGAAAATGCCGGACTTTAAAGTCAGCGCAAGCATTGAAGATTTACCGGCGGAAGCACTGTCAACGGCACTGCAGTCTATCGGCGTGAATATTTCACCGCAGCAAATTATGCAGGAAAGATTAGCACTAAAAGGGCGGGCAACCGCTCCGCCGGTACAACCGCAAATTCCGATACAGCAACCACAGCTATTAGGGCAGTAATGCCTTGATATATCGTCCTAAGCAACGACGTTAAAAGGCTTTTTTCTTTCGTCCGAAAAGAGACGGTAAACTACTACAAAAATCATTCGACCGCCGACGTCGTTAAACCGGCAGAAGGAGATAATCATGGAAAACGAAGCAATGCTCAATGCAGAAGATTTAGGATTCGACGCAGAAGATTTGAAAGAAGCAGGTCTTGATAATCAGGAACCGGTAACTCCGGCGAGTAAAGTACCGGCAAAGGAACCGGAAGACAATTCTGCAGACGGACAGCCGAAAACTGACCCTGATTCTGAATCGGAACCTAAAACGAAAATTGAACCGGCAAAGGAACTGGAAGACAATCCGGCAGGCGGCGATTTAAAGAAAGCGTTAGCGGAAGAAAGGGCTCGCAGGAAAGCGGCCGAAGAAGCGGCTAATACCTTGCGTTCGCAGATGAGTATGTCACAAAAACCGGTATTATCTCCGGAAGATTTGAATCAAATTCGCAGTTATGCGCAGCAGGAAGCCGCAAGGCGGCTTAAGATTGACGACGCGTCTGATTTGATGTTCACCGATGCACAAAAGTATCAAGAACTGCTTCATGAACAGGCACGGATTGAATATCAGATGACACGCCAGCAGGAAGAGCGGCAGGAAACCTATCAGAAAAATGTAGCGTTTATCGGTGAGCTTAAGGCTATTCCGAATATCGGCGAGCTGTGGCAGAAGGGCACTGAAATGCTGGATGGCATGACGCGAAAAGACGCTGCTCCGATTGATGCGGCATTTTCACGTATTGATCAGGGGATAGGCACGGATGCAGACTTTAAAGTTATTCGTGATTTTGCTGAAAAGGTAAAATCAGCAATGACCACGCCTGCACAAAATCCGTTTGAAACGGCTAAAACATTGCCAAAAGCAAGCGCGTTAAACGGCGGTGCTCCGACCGGCGCGAAACTGTCTGAGGAAGAAATCCTCAAGTATGTAGAAGAAGATCGTGAAAACGAGCTTCCGGCGGAAATCAGAAAGCAGATTGATGACCTCTGCGGTGATTAATTATTTTACAAAAAGGAGAATGAAATATGGCACATGAATTTAAAATTCCTGAAAAATTAGTTCCTAAGCTCTGGACGAAAAAGGTATGGAGAGAAGGTTTAAAAGCTTCTTATTTTGATAAGTTTACGTCTACTAACGGGAGTAATGTTGTTCATACGAATAAAGATCTAAAACAGGCTAAAGGCGATGAAGTAAACTTTGGACTGGCAATGAATCTTAAAGGGAACGGTGTTTCTGGTAACAACACGCTTAAAGGCAATGAAGAAGAAATGCAGATGTATGATTTCAGCGTAAAGACTACTTTGGTCAGAAACGCAGTTACGCGCTTTGAGGCGGATGACCAGAAATCTCCGTATGAAAATTTGCCTCTTATCAAGGGGGTGTTGGTGCAGTGGCTGTCTGACTGGAAAGATAACAAGCTGATTTCCGCACTGACCGCCAATCCGACAACCGGTGAACGTCTTATTGCGTCTACGGCAGGAACAGAGGTTTCTTTAACGGCTAATGACAAGCTGACCTGTGCGGTAATCGGCCGCGCAAAACGCAAGGCTAAAATGCATGAACCGACAGTGAAACCGCTCAAGATTGACGGACAGGAGAAATACATCATGCTTGTCGGCACATGGGCAGCGCGTGACTTGAAAGCAGATCCGGTATGGCAGGCGGCACAGCAGAACGCGGCAATCCGCGGCAGCAAAAACCCGATTTTCACCGGAGCGCTCGGCGAATATGACGGCGTCGTTCTGTATGAATATGAACGTGTCATGAATACGAAAACCGGTGCGTCTTCTGCAAATGTTGTTCATAACCTGCTTCTTGGGCAACAGGCGGCATGCTTCGCTGTAGCCCGCGAAGCTCGCTTCATTAAAGATGAGGATGATTACGGCAATGTACAGGGGAACGGTATCGCGTTCTTCGGTGGTATTGAAAAATCCATCTACAACAGCAAAGATTATGGCGTGATTCAAGTCATGACCGGCGGTGCTGTAGAGTAATTTCAATGGAGATAAGGTGAGGGCTGTAAAAGCCCTCTTTCCTTTTCTTAAGGAGTAACCATGATAATTAAAGACTTGATTAACCGTGCGTATATGCAGGTGGGCGATACGTCGCAGGTGAACTATACGCCGTATCAGTTTCTGGAGTTTTATAACGAAGGAAATCATATTCTACATAAGATTGTACTGCGGTATATTCCGGATATTTTACGTGTAACGGAGACGGGAGTTCCGAACAGACCAACAATTGGGCTTTCTTCTTTCGCATTGCGGATTGTATCAGTAAAGGATATGTATGGTCATCCTGTTGATTACACGATGGAAGACCACAAAATCATTACTGCGAAAAATGCGCTGCAACGAGGATTAACCGTCGTATATATCCCGTCTGCAGATTATAAAGAGATGGATGATGAAAGCGATTATCCGGCGGAAATAGAAAGTCTTCTTGTAAATTACATGGTAGCGCGGATCCTGAAAGCGGATTTATCGTTTGTTTCCGGATGGGAAGATACGATTTCCGAAATGGCACGTCAAATGGACGATGAAAGCGGTTTTATTGCAAGGGGGTATTGGCCGTATGACAGCAGGCGAACTGATTACGATGATTAATCTGGACACGAATGAAATACTGGATGATAGCACGGAATATATCCCTTATATTAATGCAGCTATTGACTATCTCGTGATGATTTTGGTCCCGATGAAAGACAGGGAAGTTGTAAAAAGTATGGACATTAGCAACAATAATCCAGTACCCGGTGATTTTACAGCGTTTGTTCCAGTGGCGGGTTATCCCGTGCGCATTGTGAACGGGTCTTTTCAGACGTACGGTGGAAAGACTGTCAGTGATGTATTCTACGCTGTGAAAAAGCCGCATATATCGGATGAAACTGATTCGATTCCATTCAGCGAAATTTTTCATTTCGTGCTTGTGCAGCTGGTCTCATTTCTTGTCAAAAAGAAATCTTTAATGCTGGATTATGCCAGTGCAGATAAAGCGTTTATTGCTGATTTAACAACGGCAATCCAAGCGGCAAGAGGGCGATAATATGGGTGAGCGTTTCTTTGCTTCGACAAACGGTTTCAGATTAGGTCTGGACTGGAGCAAGCCTGCAGAAAGCATTGATATACAGAGTTTAACGCAGGCGATTAACTGCGAATACAGCCCGACGGACGGCGCGCTTCAAACAGTGCCGGGCGTGAAAATAATTTATACGGGAACGGCGGATATTGAAAGTTTGTATTACGACAATTACCGCCATCAGTATTACTTTTCTTGCGGGCGCGACCTGTACAAAACAGTCGATTTTGTAACGGTCTCAAAACTTGGGACTCTGACGGGTAACAGCATTCCGAAGTATCATGCTTTTGACCATGATATATTGATTGTTTCCGGCGATAAACTGCAGGCTATTTCTGGTGCAGGCGTATTGTCTACTGTGGACGAAAGTCCGACTTGCGAATTTGTGAGCAGCCATTCCGGCTCCGTCATGGTAGTGTCAATTTATGGACACCGTATCACGTGGTCAGCTGTTGGCGATTATAAATCGTGGAAAACGAATACAAATGATGCTTCTTCTGCGCAATATGTAGAAGTGGGCTATAAAGATCCCGGCTGTATCGTATCTATAGATTTCTTGTCAAAGGCTATCATTGTATACAAAGAATATGGGCGGGCGTATCAAGTTGTTGGTAATCCACACGAGAAGACACTTGCTGTTTATCCTCTTTCCGAAACGGCTTTGTGCTGCGGCAGTTCAATCAGCATTGATGATCGAAGTTATTATTTAGGCGATGCGGGGCTGATGAGTTTTGTTCCGACAAATACGTATGCGAATATTCAGCCGTCCGAAGTGGGTCTTAATATCAATGCACAACTGACAACGATTACATCGGAACAAGCCCGAATGTGGCATGTTCCCGGAAGAAAACAGCTGTGGATTAAACCCGGGAAAAATCAGGATATATTTATCTATCATTACTTGCCGCGGTACGAGGACGGACGTGGTGTTTTCACGTCAAGGTCTTTCGTTCATAATCTGCACGATGTATTGACAGTCGGCAAGGATGTCTATATCGCTTACGGAAACAAAATCGGCAAGTTGGACGCGGGGATTGATACCGATGACGGAGAGCAAATTACGACATCAATTGTTTCGGGTAATCGTCTGGCTCAAAGACTGTTCTTGCTGTTATTCTCTTATAATTTCGTGTCAAGTAACCGCATTGAAGGTTATGGCAGCATTACAATCAGCGATAAACGGGCAAAACCTGTTACATTCAAAGCGGCTGGTACAAAGTTATACTATGCGAATGAAAAGTTGATTAACGCAACCGGCAGGTTGAATAGCAATGAGTATACAAAAGTAAATAAGATTGGCGGTGGAGCAAACCGACATCTGCAGATAAAAATATTTGTCGCCAAGGGCGCTATCGCTTTGCGGCAGTTTGATTATACTTACGAGGAGGTTTAAATGCCTTATACGGAAAAATATCCTTTGAACCCGACGCCGCAGGGAGACAGCACGAAAGACGCTGTACTGAAAAACCGGGAAGAAATCAAGACGATTGGGAATGCGCTTTCCGCACAATCAAAAGGCGGTGGGAGCGGTCTTCGGCAGCGCATTTTATACGGGAAAAACAGCGGCGGGAAGTATAGCTTCCTTTCCGGCGATGGATTGTCGGTCATTATTGACGGAAGTATGACACCTGTAATTTTAACGCTGGCGGACGGTTTCGACGAAAACGGCGCGAAAGATTACGTAGAAACAATTAACAAGAAAATCAGCGCATGGACGCTGCCAATTAACGCAATAAGCTATCTGTTTGTAGAACGAAATAACGCGGGTGCTTTGTCTTACGGAAGTGTAACAACAAAACCAGTATTTTCTGCTTCTTTGCCATCCGGCGTCGCAACAAATACTCATGTGTTCAACACACTTGAGCAGAAGATGTACATGTATAACGGTACAGAATGGAAAAATGTCGTAAGAGTTTTTGCTGCAGCGGTAACGACGAATGCAACCGGCGTAACAAAGATTGAGTATATGAATAATGCGGCAGCGGTAGAAATGACGGAGGCTGAAAAAGAAAAGCTGTCCGGTATTGAAGACAAAGCAGAAGTTAATCAAAACGCATTTTCTAAAGTAAAAATCGGTGACAAAGAACTTGTTGCGGCAGTGAAACAAGCTGTTTTTGAATTAATCGCCGGGGATAACATTAAAATTACTCCGGATGCAGATAGTTCGAAAATAACGATAGATATAGCAAACAAAGAAGAAATATTTGATCCCGATAATTACTACACTAAGGACAAAGCAGACGAACGTTATTATCATGAAGATGTACCTTTGCCGGTAGCTTATAATAACGAAGTTAATTTTGCGGGAAATGCAGCCACAATACAGTTCGGCTTTCGTGACCACAATATTAAAACATATTGGTTTGGCAACGGCACGCAGGGCGGATTAGCCGATATCACCGCGAAGGCGCTTGATGGTAATTTGTGTTCCGGTTCTTTTAATGGTACGCAACAAATGAATGACTGGTTGCGTCAGCACTATAAAGATGATAACGTTTATGCTTGTCTTGCACACCGAGCCCATGAAATTGTAATTAACGGCAATAAGCAATGGGGAACTGTTTTAATGAGCGCTTATCCGGCACATGACGGACGAGCATTAATAACACAGCTGTTTTTTGCTAATTCTAATGGTTTGTTTTATCGCTATCTGAATACACCAGATGAGATAGATAATACAAATAATTGGTATCAGATTGTGGGCACAAACAATGAGAATAAGCTGAAGATTGGCAACAATTACATATGGTTTGCGTGAGGTGGTGTTCATGAGTGTTTTTAAACATTTATGTTATCAGAAAGAGAACGGGGAAACAGGACAGTGTGATGTATATGATGACCAGAACGAATGTCCAGACCCGCGAACGTATGTCAACGTAGACGGAAGAGATGGCTATGTAAAACTGGGGGAGTTTAATGACCCGCAGGCAAGTCCTTTGCGGTGTTATGTAGCGAGTGCAAGACGGGAATTTGCGATTTTAAAAGTAGCAATCCCAACTGGCAGCTTTACAGTACAAAATTATAATGGTGCGTCTTATGACTGGACATGTCCTCGATTGATTACGAAAATAAAATGTACATCGGCGGGAGAATGGGATAAATATGTAAATGTCACTCCAGGCACAGTTTATACATTCAGAGACATTAAAGGCTTCGGATACTATAATTGGAAGGTATACGTTGGGGGAAATCTTCTTGTTTCTTTGTTTGAAGGAAATGACCCGCTTGTCGTTTCATGGTCACAAGATATTAATAATTCATGAACAAGATAGGGTGATGAGATGAATTGAAATTATCAAGTTTACAGGAAATGATAAAAGATTATGAACGTATCACTGGCGAATCCGTCAGTTTTGATGGGTTCTCTTTTGATGATGATCTTCATGATAAACAGGGAACGCATTTCAAGTTTTTTCCGAATGCCGGATTTCTTTTCTGGCACTTGATTAAGTATGAGGGAATCGTTTATTTCCAGATTCTTGAAACATACGGCAAGTTTCACAAAATGGTTGACTACATCAGAGAGGTGATGGCGCTTAACGAAGTAAAAGATATCGTGACAATGACGACGCGCAATCCGAAAGCACATATACGCCGATGGAAGATGATTCACCATCCGGAACAAGATTATGACTACGAAGGAAGGCATTACTATGTGCTGACTGGCACAATTGAGAATTTACATTAGAAAGGAGATTGCATGCTATTATTTGATTTACAGCTGTTCGGGAAAAAGGGGACAAAGATAACGACAACGCCGGCGCAAGTGCCACAGATGTCCGATGAGGAAAAAGGGCTGCTTGGCGAACAGCTGAAATGGGCACAGACTACACAGCCGGTGGCACAAAACCTGCTGAATATGGCTAATCAAGCATTAAGCAGCCAGCAAGTTACGCCGAATCCCAACTGGCAAACATTGTATGATCGGGCGCAAAATCAGACGGCGGCCAATAATCAGCTGGTACAAGGACTGATTCCACAGGTAAATGCAAATACAGACGCCAATGCAGCGGCTAACAATCGTTTCTCTGGTTTGCTGGGGAATGCTATTCAGTCTATGACACAAGGGAATAAAGAACTGGCGTCTGAATACAATACGACCATGCAGAACAATAATACTGCTATGCAAGGATTATTAAACGGTGTGCTGCCATCTTCTTATGCGGAGAATCGGCAGAAAGCCTTACAAGCTGATTTAACGAATACGGTCGGAAATACATTGTCCGGACTGGCCAGCCGGGGAATTATCAATTCTTCACAAGCGGACAGCGCATTCAATGATATTTCCCGAAATGCATCTAATACGCTGGCTGCACAGTACGGAAATGATATGCAGACAGCGGCCGGGCTTGCCGGACAGGCTTATAACAGTCAATTGGCGGGCATTAACGGTAAGGCGGGGCTATTGGGTGATATGTTCAGGAACCAACTTTCCGGCTACGGGCAGCAGGCTGATTTGGCAAATACGAATTTTAACAACCGGCAGCAGGGGATTTCAACGCTGTCACAGCTGGCGAACCAGTCGCAGCAGATGGCAACGGATCCGATTAAAACAGCGGCAACGGCGCAGGAAGCGGCGACCAACACGCCGATGAAATATTTAGCGATGGCGACAGGACAGAACGCACCAACGCAAGGGTTATTATCTCAATTATCACAACAGCGGTATTCAGTAGCTTCTCCTGCACAGACGGTTGTACGTCAAGGGAGCGGCGGATTCTTTGGAGGTCTTATGAGCGGATTAGGAAGTTATTTTGCATGCTTTACAGCAGGAACAGAAATTTCAACACCGGAAGGTGCAGTTGCCATTGAACAGATGGCATTTGGTGATCAGGTTATTTCTCTTGACACGGTGAATGAGGTTACAGAACTTCATGATATGGGTGAGGCGGATATTTATGAACTGCGCACGCCATCCTGCACGGTAGAAACCACACAGACGGAAGTATTTATGACGCCTGACGGAAAGAAATCTTTAACCGAACTTTCCGAAGGTGAGAGTGTCATGACAGTAAACGGATTTGAACCAATTACATCAATTGTAGAAACCGGTCGAAAAGAAAAGGTTTATGAACTGGAATTGACCGGTGACAATATGTTCTATGCAAACGGTATCTTGGCGGAAGGCTTGACAGAAGCTGACAAAGCGGGTAATGACCCGGATGGAGACATTATTCCTGCAGAAGCGGTTGACGTTGTTCCTGCAGAACAGAGAACAGAAGATTCTGCAGAAGAACTTATGCAGGAAACGTCTGCAGAAGAAACAACGGATGAAACAGAGAAAAAGCCGGCAGCTAAGAAGCCGGCAACAAGAAGAAAGACGGTTGCTAAGAAAGCGGGTAAATAATCATGAGTGTTATCTATGTACAGGATAAATCACCATGGGATCAGATTGGGAATCTGGCGGGACTGTGGGCGGCAAACCGTCTGCAGAAGATACAGGATACCCGCAATGCTAAAGATTATGCAACAAGAGTATTCGGGGGCTATCAAGAGGAACAGTCCCCGGGACTTTTGTCTCAATTGACACAGCCGCAGACCCCGCAGATGGGCAGTGGCCTTTTTGCACAGGACGGTCTTGAAAAAGCAATGCCTCATTTCAAGATTAACACTACCGGCACACAGCCTTTGCAGTCTTCGGTTCCGGCGGGGCAGGACGCATTAGAACAGGCAGCTCCCCATTATCAGTTGAATATGCAACAGACACAGCCGCAAACACAAACGCAGCCAAGTGCGCCTGACAGGAGCCAAATTAAGCAGTCGCTTCGGAATAAAGCCGGGGCGGCGTATTTCAGCTTTATCAAGAGTGGTTACGGTCAGCAGGAAGCAGCGCGTATGGCAAAAGAAATGCTCGAAAATGACACAGCAGAAGAATATGGTAAACAGCTTAGCGCCTATCAGGACAGCGTTCTTGAGCCGGCAAGACAGGATATCCTGAATCAGCTCGTCTATACAACGGATAAAGACGGGAATGCGGCGGTTAGCGGTTATGATCCGAAAAAACTTAAGGCGATGGCGCCGCGGATTGCCGCTTATAATTACCGTGCCCAGCAGTTGGGGCTTCCACAGATTGATATGAATATGCTAAATAACATCAACGCGTTGGATAAGCCGAATATTTCTTATAAGACAATGCCAAATGGCCAGCTTGTAGGAATCAATGGCGATACAGGAGTTGTCCAGCAGATGGGGAATTATGCACCGCCGCAAGATCCGCGACGTTTTTATGTGAATACCGGCGGCGGATTATTTGATGTCAGAAGCGGGCAGGTTATTCCTGGTACGGCAAGAGAAGTGCAAGGGCCCGGAACGAGCGGGTACAATTCACAGATTATTTCACAGCTAAGTCACTTGCAGCAGATGTACGAGAAGCAACATATGTATGATGATGATTTCGATCCCGCAAAATCTCCTTATTATGCACAGCTGCAACAGGTTTTAGGCTTGCAGCAGCCCGGACAGCCGGGAGATGTAACAGGCGGGCAGAAACAGCTTGTGAATGATGAGCAAGGGCTTAGCAATAAGATCATGGAAATGCGGCAGCATATGTCCAAAGAAGAGGTACAGCAGGCATTACGAAATGAAGGACTCGGTTTCTATGCAGCATGGGTACCGTAAAGAGGTAAAATATGGGTTATTTTGATGAATTTCAGCGTGTAAACGGTAATACCAGCGGTGAAAGATATTTTGATGAATTCAAGAATCAGCCGCCGCAGGATTCGTCTTTGCTTGATAAGGCCAAAGGCTTTTTGAACAGCATCGATGACGCTTATGAAGAAGGGCGTGCAGCGCGTAAAGCGCGGTGGGAGAAGACAAAAGCCAATGTATGGAATACTCTTTCTGATTACGCGGCTAATGCCGGCAAAGCGATAGAAAATTACGGCAATGAAATTACAGCGGCCGGAGAACGTGCCATGGAAGCATATAACAACGGAGAATCCGTCAACATGGAAGACCCGACACAAGGCTTTGAAGGTGAAAACTATAACAGGGCGAAAATGAATGTCTACAATGAACTGGTAGGCAAACCTGCCGGATACGCTGCCATCACACCAGGTATGCCCGGCATTGTCCGCATGACAGGCAGTGCTTTAGCTGTCCCGACTCTTGTCGATTCTACGATGCAGACTTATGACCAGAACATTGCAAATGACGACGGCACGCCTGTTATCAGCACAGCAAAAAGGGCTCTTTTGGATCCGGTCATTAATCCCATTAAAGAGGCGGTCACCAATCCGGGAGAATATGTACAGAGCCTTGTAGATAATCCGCTTGAGGTCTGGGATAAGGTATTCCTGCCGGGCGCGGTCATTCACGGAGCGGCCAAAGGCATAAAAAAAGCAACGCCTAAGAGTATCAGCGAGCCTATCCGCGAGCATGTGACGGAACCGTTTAATGAACATGTTATTGATCCGGTAAAGAGCGGCCTTGCCAATGCGAAAGGTCGCTTTTTTGATTCTTTTAAACGTGGCGGGGAGACAGGTTTTGACGATTTAGCCCGTGATACAGAGATGGGCACGCAGTCACTTAAAGAAACAAACCTGCCGCCCGAATACGGCGAGACAGGAGATATAAAAACAGATGTTTATAACCGTCTCCGTCAGAATGGATTTACTGATTCGGAGGCGGCGGGAATTACCGGCAATATTGCGCAGGAATCCATGTTTGATACAGAAGCGCTTTCAAAAGATGGATATAATTCCCACGGGCTGGTGCAGTGGACAGGCGATAGAAAGGCACATTTAGAGCAATTTGCCCGGGAAAACGGACTGGATCCCAAAGATTGGCGTACACAGGTAGATTTTATCTCCGAAGAGATGAATACTACAGAACGGGCGGCTTTTGAAGCACTCCGGAAGAATCCGAATATCACCCCTGAAGAAGCGGCACATATTGTCCGCGAACAGTATGAGCGCCCGGATCCGGCAGTGGCCAATGACGCATACCGCCAGCAGGTAGCCAGAGAGGTATATAATGGCCGCAATGTCCGTCCGATGCAGCGTCCTATGCAGAACAGTATCAATGATTTTGCCGAAGATGTAAAACAAGCTACGCCGGAAGAAGCAAATTTGAACTTCATGAAGGATCCGGTGAAAGATATTACGCCGGAAGAATTGTCCAATCGTATCAAAGATGGGACAATTCCTAAGGAAGTATTCCGTACTTATGATGAAGCGGGATATAACGCATTTAAAGATTTACCAGAAAAACAGAAGTTTGAATATGCACGTCAGGAAACGCTTAAACTTGCTGACGGAATAGACGATCCGATGGGAGAAAAAGTAAGAGTTATTTTTGACAAAGAAAACAAAAATGCAGTAGATGACGCAGTTAAAGCCTTCACTTCCGGACATGGCGAAAATATGTCTATTTCTGACAGCCGGGCATTTGCAACTGGGTTGATAAAAGATACTGTTCAAAATCCGGATTTTATTCTTAAGCAAAAGAACGGAAGAAAACTCTATGTGAATCTATGGCGCGGAAAAGATAATTTGTTACATCAAATAGCGGTCAGCATGGATAAAACCGATAAAGGGAAAATCATCTCTTCAAGTACGGCTATGGATAAGCCCAGACATCGCAACAACGCTATTAACCAGCTTTCAAGGGATATAAAAAACGCCGACGAATTAATTTACGTCGGCGAAAATATTCGAGGTCGTCAGTCAGGGTATCCTCTGCAACCCTCCAGTGCTAAGGTTTCAACGCTGGATACCCAGCTCCACCCATCTGGCAACTCTATTGTAGCAGAAGAAACAGGAAAAGTAAAATTGCCGGGTGATGAACGGTCATTTATGACAAGACCTGTTGAGGAAGCAGCCGGCAATGACTTGACCACATGGCAGGGAGAGACGATTTCACGCAAGCAGATTCTTGATGATGTAAATAGCATTTTCGGGGCTACGATCAAGAAGGGGCGTGTCGGTAAGAAAGGCACCAACGGCTGGTATAACCCTAAAACGGATATTATACGAACAAGAACATTCGGGGATCCCCGAACTGTTATGCATGAACTTGGCCACTATGTGGATGCAAGGTTTAAATTCAGCAATCGTTCCGGCTTTGATACGGAATTTTCCAATGTTATCCATAAACGTTTTGGAAATGCCTACAATAAGGGCGGTATAAAAACCATCCGAAAGGAAGGGATTGCTGAATTTTTCCATGATTACGTTACCAGTCGAAAGAAAGCGGCTTCTGATTTCCCGCTGTTTTATAAAGAGTTTAAACAGATACTGGAGAGTGATAAAGACCTGCATGCTGCAGTAGACAAATTGTCTTATGTCGGACATCAGTGGTATGCGCAGCCTGTGTGGGAACGGATGAAAGGTTCTGTTTCTTTTGGCGGTAAAGAAAATCTACTGCAGAAAACGATAAAATTCTTCAAGGATTCTAAAGAAGTCGCGCAGAAAGTTTATCATGAACCGTATACTACGATGGTGGATGAGCTTCATCCGTTAGAAGAACTTATCAGTGAAGTGGAAAAACGCGCAGGAAGAAAGTTAAGGATAGAAGAAAACGCATTCAAACAGGCGTGGCTTGCGCGCGGTTGGGCAGGTAAAGCAGAAGCACTTCTGCAGAATGGTTCGCCCAAGCATAAAATACCTGCTTTTAAGGATATTATCCGAAAAATCCCGGATAATCAGCTGAAAGATTTTTCTACGTATCTGACCGCATTGCGCGAACTTGATATGAACCACTGGAACACATTCCTGCCAAGGGATGAGACACCGCTGATTACGAGATTTACAAAATCAGAATGTTTTGACGTCATCAAGCATTATGAGAAGAATCCTGTTTTCGCGAAAGCCGCTACGGAAATCCACAGATATAATGATTTCCTGCTTGCAAATGCTGTAGATGCCGGTATGTTATCGGTAAAGGCTGCAATGGCCATGAAGAATAAATATCCTCATTATGTACCGTTCTTCCGTGAATTTTATGAAGCTGCAGAAGCACAAAGGAATGGAACAGGAAAGGGATTTGCAAATGTGGGAGCTGTCACAAAGAAAATGCGAGGCAGCACTTTGGACGTGGTAGACCCACTGGAAGGAATAATACGGAATACTTTCTCAATAATGAGTGCCATCGAACGGAATAAAGTCGGACAATCTATCGTGAAACTGGTCAATGTTGATGGCATGGGAACATTGATTGAAAAAGTGTCCGGTGCGGCAAAGGTGACGGATCATAGTTTCAGTGTGTGGAGAAACGGAAAGAAAGTCGTTTATAACACGACACCGGAATTGTATCAGGCATTTAAAATGTTGAATCCGGAAGGTGCAAACATGTTTACGAAGCTTCTTTCTTATCCGGCAAAATGGCTTCGTGCCGGGGCGACGTTGGGGCCGGAATTTATTCTGCGTAACCCCGTACGCGACATGATTTCCGCTACGATCTACTCTAAACATGGATTTATCCCCGTTGTAGACACTCTTAAAGGATTGGGGCTGTATCTGCAAAAGGGCAATACGTATTGGGAATACATGCGGTCGGGTGCGGCACAGGCTAATCTTGTTTCTCTGGATAGGAATTACCTTTCCGGACAAATGAGAGAGCTCTTGCAGCGGCCAAGCGTCAAGAAGATGATTACTACCAATCCGATTGAAGTTTTACGTGGATTATCCGAAGCCACGGAAATGGCTACACGCTTGGCAGAATTTCATAATGTCCGGAAAGGGTATACAGGTATCTGGAATCGGCTGTTCAGCAGAAAGCGAAATCCGGGCAGTATTCAGGAAGCGGCGCTTGAAAGTCGTGATGTGACGCTGGACTTTTCACGAATAGGTTCTCACACAAAATCACTGAATAAGACGATTGCCTTTTTCAATGCGGCTATTCAGGGAACGGATAAGATGTTTCGTGAATGGAAAGCGAATCCGATGGATATGACAGTAAAAACGGCTATGTGGATTACCTTGCCGTCAGTATTGCTTTGGGAACTCAACAAGGACGATCCACGGTATCAGGAACTGCCGCAGTGGCAGAAGGATATTTTCTGGATTATTCCGACAAAAGATACACTGATTAAAATCCCCAAACCCTTTGAACTGGGAATTCTTTTCGGTACCGTTCCGGAACGTATGCTGCAGTGGGATTATGACAAAAAAAGGAAACAAAAGGGAGCGGGATTCAAAGGCCTTGCCGGCTCTGTACTTGATTCTATGGCTCCATCCTTCCTGCCGACTGCATTAGTGCCGGCTATTGAAGCGATGACCAATCATTCAATCTTTATGGGGCGCGATATCGTACCGCAAAGCCAGCAGAATACAATTCCTGAATTGCAGTATGGCCCTTACACATCAGCAGTTGGCCGAGAAATAGGGGAAACGTTCGGTATTTCTCCCCGCAAAGTAGATAATACCATCCGCGGATATGGCGGCAGTCTTGCCGGACTGGGATTGACACTTACAGACGGAGTGGCAGGACTGGATGAAACGCGTCCGGCAAAACGATTTTCTGAACAGCCGGGGATTCGTGGATTTACCGCCACGCCATACGCAAGCAGTGAAAGCGTACAGGAAGTTTATGATGCCTATGACAGGCAACTGAAACTGTTCAATGCGGGGCGGGAACTGCATAAACGTATGGATGGATTCGATCCACGGGAATTTGAACAGATGAAGAATGCTGTGAAAGCTTTTCAGAATATTAACCTGGCAAAGAAAGCAGTCATGAAAAGTAATTTATCCAGTGAAGCTAAACGAAAGAGGCTGGATGAAATACAAATGTCACAGGTCAGAATTGCAAGAAGAGCCTTAAGAAAGGAGAATATTCGTTGAGTATGGGGGATATAAATCCGGAAGCATTAGAGCGAATCGTCAGAATTGAGACAAAATTAGACATGCTTGTTGAAATGCTTCCTGAAATACAACGACTGCAAGTAGCGCATGAAAGAGCGGAACAAAGCGCTAAATCGGCACACCATAGGATCGATAATATCTATAAAGTAGCTGGTTTGATTTCCACCATCATTTCCGTAGTAATTGCATTAATAGGAAAGGTGATGTAATGTTTGAGAAAATCAAAAAACTGTGGACGCGGTATGTACCGCGTATTTCAAGGCGTGCGAACACGTCTTTGAAAGTGGTATATCTTTATGGGGCCGGACTTCTGATTCTGTTTTTCATGGTTCTCTTTTCGTGGCTTCATGATTTTTACCGAACAGGCACAGCTAATACGGCACAGTTGATTACATTTTTCAAAGAGTATGCAGCTCCGGCAGTAGTCGGGGCTGTTACTTTTATATCAGTATTTTCTGTCAACAAAAATCGGAACGGTGATTCCGATGCAGCAGAGAAAGGAGCGGCAAACAATGAAGGGGATAGACGTATCGGAAAATAATGGAGTAGTAGACTGGGGTGCTGTAAAAGCGGCAGGCTTTGAGTTTGCCATCATCCGCATCGGCTATGGTAAAGGACACTTAGATAGCCAATTTTACGACAATGTGAATGGCGCTTTAAAAGCAGGACTGAAAATCGGCATTTACCATTATTCTTATGCGTTATCTGACGATGTGGCAGGTATCGAAGCGGATTTTGTTATTCAGACGCTTGAAGAGTGCGGTTTGACTACAGATAAATTACCGATGGGCGTATGGTTCGACATGGAAGATGGGGATGGTTACAAAGAACGTCATGGCATGCCGGATAATCAGGAACTGACAAACATCTGCAACGTCTTCATTAATCGCTTGTGGGATGCAGGCTATAAATATGTAGGTTTATATTCTTGTTATGACTGGTTGACGAACATTTTATATGTTGATCAGCTGGGCGGTTGTGCAATATGGTGTGCGCAGTTTGATTCAAAATGTGATTATCCGGGTGCCCATATCTGGCAGTATACGGAATCCGAAAACATTGAAGGGAAACTGTTTGATGCAGATGTTGTGATGGAGGTATAAATGTGTGGGAAGACATTAAAACAAACAATTATCGCTATCTGCTTATTGTTGGAATTATCGTCTTGCTGTGTGCAGGTATCTGCGGATGGTGGTGTTATGAATCGAGCAGAGCCAAAACAGACTGTCATGATATCAATGACGGATTGGAACGAGCTCAAGACGGAATCCGCAGCGCAGAACTTGGAGTTAAATCAACTCAGACAGAAATTGATCATGCTCAAAATGGACTCCGGAGAGCAAATGCAACAGCTGGAGAAATTGCAGAAAGAGCTCGAAGAGGTGCAGATATCATTAACGAATGCGAATCGATCGTTGAACGATGTCAGGAACGATCTATCCGAATCCAGAACATCATTAGAAGAGTTGAAGAACAAAATAAAGAAAATGGAGCACAAACAAGCGGTCATACGTAGGCAACGAGATATATATGCGGGGCTGTTTGTTATTACCGCGGGAGCGGTTTTCTCCCGGAGGTGATCCTAAATTTAATCTATGGTATAATATAATTAGTTGAACCGTAGAGTATTGCACAAAGCGGACCGGAAAGAGCCTTGATACAGAAATTGTATCAGGGCTTTTTCCTTTCAAGGAGGATTATATGAGATGGTTTTTATATGCACCGCTACAATTACTCATTATGATAATTTGTTATATCACAAATCCTATTGTAGTATTGTTTGCCGACAAAAACGGGGAACTGCATGGATTTTTGCGAAAATGGCAAACATTTGATGATTCATGCGATAGCGAAGACTGCGTGACAAAATATGTACCAGACTGGATGCGGTATGATTTCTATAAATACTACTGGGCGGAGAAACGATATGATCCGAACTATGGACGGGTTATGAAAAGATCAATTAACATTGCGTCGCTGCCGTTAATCGATAAATTGAAGCGGTATTGCTGCCGTGTCTTTTGGTTATCGAGAAACTGTGCATATGGTTTTGCAATTGACTGGTTTGGAGTAACAATCAATCCGGATAATGTAGTAGTCATTGACGATTACAAAATGGGAGAATCCGAAAGAAATATATTTGTTACGCGGGATTTAAAATACTGGAAAATATATAATTCCATGCGAA